TGTATCGAAAAAAAAAAAAATTAACTTCACATTACGATTCTCAATAATCGTACGAAACCACAAAATTTTTAGTCAAAATGGCAAACAAAGATTTACTTAAGCAAGCTATTGCTGAAGCAAAATCTGTAAGAGAAGCCGCTATTGCTAACGCTAAAGAAGCTTTAGAAGAGACTTTAACTCCTCATCTAAAAGATATGTTAGCTGCTAAACTTCAAGAGATGGAAGATTCTCAAGAAGAAGTAGTAAACGAATCTGCAGAAGAGGTAGAAGAAGAGGTAACTGAAGCTCAAGGCAACATCGACGCTGATGGTGAAGAAGATCACGATCAACTAGAAGAAGAAATAGAGGAAGCTTTAACAGAGATTGAACCTGCAGTAGAAGAAGCTGAGGATGACTCTGAAGAATCAGAGGACGAAGCTGAAGAAGAAGAAATCGAAGAACCCGCTGATGAAGAGGGTGAAGAAGAAGCCGTTGATGGAGATGAGGACTTAGGAGATCTTTCCGTAGACCAATTCAAAGATATGATCAGAGACATTATCTCACAAGAGCTTGGACACGAAGGTGAAGAAGAGCTTGGAGCAGATATGGATGCTGGAGATATCGAAGGAATGGGAGACGAAGAAGGAGCTATCGAAGAACCTGCCCTTGACGGAGCTGAAGGCGAAGAAGAAATCGATCTAGATGAACTCTTAGCTGAACTTGAATCTATTTCAGAAGAAGAAATAGAGGAAGGTAAGCACGAAGAAGAAGAAATGGAAGAAGGAGCTGTTAATCAGATGGAAGCTGAATCAGACACTGCAGACCACAACGTTAATAACGTTCAGTCTGGAACTCTTAAAGAAGAGTTAGACGAGGCTTTAGGAACTATTGAAACTCTACAAAAAGAGCTTCATGAAGTTAACCTTCTAAATTCTAAGTTACTTTATGTGAATAAAATCTTTAAAGCTAACACTTTAACAGAATCACAAAAAGTTAACGTAATTGCTGCTTTTGATAAAGCAGAAACAGTAAAAGAGGTAAAATTAGTATTTGAAACAGTAACTGAAAGCGGTCTTATCAGTAAGAAAGAGAACGTATCAGAATCAAAAGTAAAAGGAATGGCATCTAAAGCTACAGGAACTACTGCTGCTAAACCAGGTGTAATTGCTGAAGCTAATGAAGCTGTAACTAGAATGCAAATTTTAGCTGGTATTAAACCAAGACAATTTTAATTAAACTTTAAAACCACTTTATTTCAATTATGGAAGTAAAAAATTTATTAGAAAGCTCAAACTCATATAAGAGTTTACAAGCTGACGCTGCTAGATTAGCAGACAAGTGGTCTCAATCAGGTTTACTAGAAGGTATCGAGGACGTAAGACATAAAAACAATATGGCTATGATTCTTGAAAACCAAGCTAAGCAAATCGTAGCTGAGGCTAACACTACTGACGTAGGTGGAGGATCTTTCTCTGCTGGTGCTGGTGAGCAATGGGCTGGAGTAGCTTTACCATTAGTAAGAAAGGTATTCGCTCAAATCGTAGCTCAAGACTTCGTATCAGTACAACCAATGAACTTACCTTCAGGTCTAGTATTCTATCTAGACTTTAAGTACGGAACTGCTACTAACGGTAGAGGTGACGGGGACAACATGTACGGTAACGTATCTACTGCTAACTCTAAAATTGCTGCTGACACAGACGTTGCTGGTGGTCTTTATGGAGCTGGGCAGTTTGGGTACTCAATCAACCAAACTTCTTCTGTAGTATCTTCTACAGTATCTGCTGCTACTTCTGCTTCTGTTAATCACGAAGTAGGAATTGATCTTGCAGCTCGTGAGATCGTAGAAGTTGCCCTTTCAGGTCTAGAAAACTATGATGCAGAAGGAGTAAGAGCATTTACTTTAATATCGCAATCATCTGCAGTAACTATCTATCCTGAGTTTACTGAACTTTCAGGCTCTAACTTAGTATTCATTACTAATAATGGCGCAGTAACTAATGGTTCAGACGTAACGGTACAGTTCCACGTACAGCCAGTAGATAACGACAGAGGTGACTTCGAAGCTGCTTCAGGTACTGCTGTTGATACTTCAATCACTATCCCAGAAATCGACGTAAAACTTGCTTCTGAGGCGATTGTTGCTAAAACAAGAAAACTAAAAGCACAATGGACTCCAG